AACTTGGTTGATTATTCAAAGCAAAATGAATGCCACAGAAACACTGCAAGTAAAAGAGTAAAGAAATGATTAGAAAACTGAACTATTATAAAAATAGAAAAAGTTGTTAAATATATAGAACTTTAAAACTTAACTAAAAACCATGCACTACGAAGTAACAGAAAAACAAATGAAAGAACTTACAAACTTTTGTAATGAAATACCAACTAAATATGGTATGCCTTTATTATCTTTTATTAAATGATTTGAATCTGTTGAAAAGATAGTAGAAGAAAAAGAAACTAAAACTAAAAAATAGATTATGAATAAAAATTTTATATGAATTGTGGCAATATTCTTTTGAGGTATTGGACTACATAAAGTCTTTTTATGAAAGTTTTTTCAAGCTTTCTTATATTTAATATTCTCATTTACTTTATTCCCAGCTATTATATGAATGATTGAATGACTTAATTATTTATGTATGACACAAGAAAAGTTTGACCAAGCCATAAAAGCAAAAAACATAAAACAAAAAATTGCTTGAAAACTAGAAACTGAAGAACAAAGACAGCATTTTGTTGTTTGACTTGTAGCAATTATATTAATGGTTTGATTTTATTTAAAATATTATATATAAAATTATGATTAAAGATAAAGGGTGAAGACCTACTAAAATAGAAGACTTTGTAGAAGCTTTTGAAAAAGTATTAGAAAACAATGAACTTGATGTTGTTATTTTAACTGATGATGAACTAAGAATAGCTTGTAATGATTTACTTGAAGAAAAGGCTCAAATAAGCCAATCCACATTTGAAAAATGGAAAGCGTGAAAGGCTAAAGATAGCGTAGAATACACAAAGTTTTTACGTCTTTACAAAAAAGCACTTATTAATCAGAAAAGAAATCTATTTGAAGCTGTTAATAAATGAGATAATAATTGGCAGTCTAGAAGTTGGATTATAGAAAGAAAGTTTAGTGAATGGAATTTAAAACAAATAGTAGATAACACTAATAAGAATGCTAATATAAACTTTGAAGCAGAAGACGCTAAAGAATTTAATGATATTTTAAAAGATAACTGATTAGTATAATGAAAGAAAACATGATTATTAGGTATACAATTATATTCCCTAAACAAGATAATGCTATTAGTGCTTGAAAAGAATTATTAAAAGACTGATTTAAGTTTAGAGAAAATTGATTATACTACAAAGGTAAAGAGGAGGTACAGGTTTGATATGATGATACCATTCATGAGACTATGAACAAAATAGAAATACTTGAACCAATTAAAAGTAAAAAGAAAGAAAGGAAGAAGAAACAATAAAGCCAATAATAAGAAAATATATTAAATGAATAAATTATCAATAGGAGATTTATTAAAACAAAAAAAAGCAAGATACTTACTTTGTAAAGATAGTTTGTATCTTTTTGGGGTGTATTATTATAGGAAATACTTCACACATATATCACCAGAGTTTCATAAAGATAGGTGTAAAATTATGCAATCATTATGAGCAATATGAAAGCCTAGGTATTTGGTAGACTGCGAGTTTAGATGATGAGCTAAAACTTCATGGGCTAAGATAGATTTTGCTAGAAGAATATGTTATGCTGATAGAAAAATGATGCTATATGGATCAGTTGATAAAAAGAATGCAGAAAATGCTTTACTAGATATATCACTTGAATTGCAAACAAATAGTTTAATTATAAGAGATTTTTGACAGTTATTTTTTGATAATGATAACACCCAAAGAAAAAGTAAAAAGAGCTGAATATCTGATTTTTTAACAAGTAATTGAGTTAGAGTCCAGGCAATAACAACAGGGCAACCTATTAGATGATTAATATTTTGACCTAATAGACCTGATTATATAATATATGATGATTTTGAAACAAATATAACTAAAAAATCATCACCTTTAACGAAAAAAGTAATAGAACATTTTGACGAGATGTTCCCAGCTATCGCGGCACATTGAATAGTAATCTTTTTATGTAATAAGATTAGTGATGTATGAAGTGTAGCCTGGTTATATGATAAATTAGAAAATAATCCTGAATGAACTATATTTGAGAAAGCCGTTATAGAAGATTGAGAAATAACATGGACTGATAAATTTGTAAACACAGATCAGGAAGCAGATATATTAAACAATAAAAGAGATAAAGAAAAAAGAGTAATAAGTCTTGAATCACTTAAAAGAACTTTAAATAAAGATTGAAGAAGAGTTTACGAACAAGAAATGCTTAACCAGCCCTTAGTGGATTGAGAGAGGTTTTTTGATGTTGGAAAGATTGATGAAGCTATTGAAAAAGCAAAAAATATAGAGTTTGAAAGAGACTGAAATTGGAAGATATTCGAGGAATTTAACCCTTTACAAGACTATAAAATTGCTGCTGATGTGAGTGAGTGATATTGATTAGATAGTTCAGTTATAGAGGTTATCAATATAACAACATGAGAACAAGCCGCAGAATATGAAAGCAACCAAATTCCCCCATGATTATTAGCTGATGAATTGATACAAGCAAGTTCTAACTACTGAGATTGTAGTATAACACCTGAAAGGAATAGTATAGGTAATGCTGTCATAACAAGTATTCAAGAAAAATGAAAAGGTTATCTATTAACCAGGCAAAAGGTTATAAATAAAAAGGGTTGATGAAGTGAGAATAGGTATGGTTGGTATACTAATTCAACAAGCAAACCCAAAATGTTATTTGATATACAGAGGGATTTTAACGACTGAAGTTTAATTATAAAATCACTTCCATTATTAAGAGAAATGAGATGATTTGCTAATGGTGATTTGTCTGTTACAAGTTTTGATGAAGAAGTATCTAACCATTTTGACAGGTTAATGGCTATGGCTATTGCTAATCAAACCAAAGCTATGTTATGACAATTTGCAATTAAAGAAAAAAACATTAATATAGGGGCAACTCCAGCTAATAAAAGTTTAGATTTACAATTCAAAGGTGGTAGGTGGAGAGCTAATTTTAAACATTAATTGTATGTTATGACTAGAGATAATAAAGATTTATGAAGTAGTTTATTAAATCAAAGAACAGATTTTGATAAATGACAAGTTTTAGAAGAACTTGAGCTAGATATGTCAGATGATGATTTAAAGTGATTAATAAAAAACTGGATGTGAATAGCTGCACAATCTGAAAAAGTTTTAATTACTGAATGAGCAGTAAACAAACAATACTATATATGAAATGACACAAGGACTAAAGATATACTAGATGATAAAAGTAAAGTGACAGACAATAGAATTTTCACGGACATAGAAACTATTGTACCAATTGTTACCTCATCCCCTGCGAAGCCTGTTGTATTTATACCATCAAAAGAGGGTAAAAATAAAACAAATAAAGAAAAAATAAGAAAACAAGCTATACAAACGCAAAAATTATTACTAGCTCTTTATAAAGATCAAGATTTGCAAAGAAAATTTGAAAAAATGATTAGACAAAGCAATATATATCGTATCTGAATGATGAAATATTGAATAGCTGACGATAAAATATTCGCAGAAGCTATTTTGCCCTCTAGACTATTATTAGATAGTGAAGCCGTATCTAATGATGACGCGGAATTTATTTGAGAAAAGATAGTAGATACTGCAAAAAATCTTGCTAACAAATACCCTGATAAAAAAGAAGAAATAAAAGAAGAGGTAAGTGGTAAGATGTGAACTAAGATAACATATATAGAATGGCGGACTGATGAATTTGTTGTAGTTTCTATATGATCAAGAATTATTTTAGACAAAAAGAAAAATCCTTTATTTGATTATGCATGAGAAACAGAAGAATCATATAATGAGATGTGAAAAGAAATGGAACAAACCACTAAATTTAATGTATTTAATAGACCTAAAAAACCTTATATAAGATTTTCAATATATAATATATGAGAAAATATAATAGATGATACAAGTTGTTTAGAATTATGTAAAAGCTTACAAGATAATATAAACGATAGAAAAAGACAAATAGCAGATAACGCAGATAAGGCTTGAAATCCTATTAGACAATATAAAGGAATGACAAAAGACCAAGCAGACGACGCAGACAATAATTTATCAGCTTGAGACTGAGTAAACTTAGGAGATGATCAAAGTATAGATTATATACAAGCTTCACCTTTACCTGCTTTTATACAAAATGATTTGCAAGATAGTAGAAATTCAATAGATAATATTTTTGGTATACATTCTACTACTAGATGAGAAAGACAAGCTTGAGCTTGAGAGTCTTGAAGAGCCAGAGAAGCATTAAGAGAATGAGACGAAGACAGACAAGCTACTATTGGTAGAGCAATAGAGGAGGTTTCAGAAGAATTATATAATGCTTTCTTACATTTAATAAAAGTGTTTTATGATAAACCTCAATTAATTCCTGTTATATGAAAAGACTCTGCTTGAGATTTTTTAGAAGCTAAAAGAGAAGATGTAGCTGACTGAATGAAAATTCTAGTTAGACCTTGAAGTACTGTACCAGATGATCCTAATGCTTTAAAAGCTCAAGCACTTGAATTATTATGAGGAAACTTAATAACTAGAAGAAGAGCTTTTGAAATGATGTGAATAGAAGATGCAGAGGAAGCAGCAAAAGAGCTAGAACTAGAACAAGTTAAAGCACAAAAAGCACAACAAGAAGTATTGAAAGAAGAAGCAGACATTGAGAGTAAACAAAAGACAAAAGATACATTTCAAGCACAAATAGAACAATTAGGTGCTTGACAAATACAGCAAAATTAATATATTATTAACAGACCAATCGTAATTAAGTCTTTAAACTGTATTTTATCGTTATAACAATAAATTATGGAAATAGACGCAAGTGTCGAAAGTTACTTCTCAAGATTTGATAATGAGGAAACTTTAGACAAGTCAGATTCGGTTACTGACAAAAGTGAAGTGGAAACTAAGGACGCTGAAGGGGTCGCTACTACTGAAGAAGATAAAGTAGACACTTCAAAAGAATCTGATAAAACTGAAGATAAAACTGAAGATAAAACTGAGGTTGAGTCAGAAGATAAATCAGATAAAAATACTCCTTTTCATAAACATCCTAGATGGAAAGAAAAACTAAAAGAGAATAAAGAATTGAGAGAATCAAAAAAAACTTGGGAAAAAGAAAAACAAGAAATGTTAGAAAGAATAACAAAACTTGAATCTAAACCATTAACTGATGATGATCTTAACAAAATGACTCCTAAAGAGATTCAAGAACATTCTAGAAAAGAGTTAGAAAAGGAAATGAAGCTTAAGCAAGAAATTTCTGAAAAAGAAAAGGCTGAGGCTGATAGATACATTGAGGAATCTTTGGCTGATATTAAAGACGCTTGACATGAATTTGACGAAAATAAACTACTGTCATTAGCAGAAAAATATACAGGCTGAGATATAGAAAAAGCCTATGATTTATATCAACAATTAGATAAGAACAAAGAAAAAGGGGCAACACAAGAAGCTAAAAGGGTTGCGAAATTAAAAGCAGCTCAATGAAACAAATCTAATAGGAGCTCTTGATGAAAACAAACTTGATTTGTAACTTGAACTTGATGGTATGACTTAGACTTAAAATAAACTTAGTTTTTTAATTAAAATATTATGGCTTTCTGATTAGATTTACAAAATAATACAAAGGATCAAATAGCTCCTAAAATAGTGGATACTGTTTTAAAAGCTAACCTAATTACTCAAATCATGTTGGGTACAAGAAAATCAAAATTCACATCTGATGTAAAAAGAATAGTTGTAAAAACAACTAAAGCAAATAATTGAGGTTCTTTCTCAGGTTTGGATAGATTTAACACTAACCAAGTAAACACTACGCAAAAAATGGTATTTTCTCCAAGAAGTTACTACCAACCAATAGTTTTACCTGGTGATGAATTAGCTTTATCTAAAACTAAAGAATCTGTTAGAGACTTACAAATCCAAAAAGGTGAAGAAGCTTCGCAAGAAATGGCTGAAGATATCGGAACTCTTTTATATTGAGATGGTACAGGTAATAGTAATAAAGACTTTTTAGGACTAGTTGCTGGTTGTGATGATGGTACTAATGTTGCTACTTATGGTGGTCTTTCAAGAGCTACTTACACAACTATTAAAGGTAATTATGATACTACTACTACAACTATAACTTTTGCCGCAATGGACTCAATGCTTAGAAGTTGTAATTCAGGTAATCAAAAAGTTGATTTAATCTTAACAACTGAGGCAATTTATGATTTTATTGCTGCATTATTTACAGCAACTAACAACCAAAGAAATGCAAGTGATTCTAGTAATTCATTAATTAAAACTGCCGTAAGTGGTTTAGCTGGTGAAGCTGGGTTTACTTCTCTTTTCTATAAAGGAATACCAATTATAGCTGATGAAGCATGTACTACTGAGCACATTTTCTTCTTAAATACTAAAACTTGGGAGTTTGCTACTGTTGATGGTTTACCAGGTACTACTCCAATTTCTATTAAATCAAATGAAATAGAATGACAATACGACACAAATGTTGAAAAAACTTTTGGGTTCCACTTGACACCAATGCAAAAATCTATTGACCAATATGGGTTTATGAGTCAAATCCTATTAATGGGTAACTTGATTTGTAAAAATCCTATAAGAAATGGTTATATGGATGATATAACTGCTTAATTAATTTATTATTTAATTTTAGAAATTATGCTATATAAATGATCTACACAAGATATACCAGGGGGTATTAAAATAGTAACTGCAACTATTGCGGCTGCTTGAACAACTATCACAACTGCTGCTGATCCAGATGTAGTAGGAGGGAAAGTAATCTGAATCGTTCCTGTTGGAGATTCTGATGCAATAGTTAAATCTGTTGTATTATGAGCTACTTGAACTGTTGCCGTAACAACTGCAACAGCCCAAACTGCTGAATGTGAATATTCAGTTGCAATAGCTAGAGCAACTTGAAATGATGCTTAATTATTAGAGGGCTTCGGCTCTCTATTATGGCTTTATATTAGCCTCCATATTTACTTATTAATTATTATATAATGGATGAAAGAGAATTAAAACTAATGAGAGAAAAACCTCAAGTTATTAGCAATATACTTAATGAAGACTTTGACTTTAAATGGGATTGAAAGGATTATACAATAAAGAAATGAGAAACTCAAACACACGCTTATTACTTAGCTGAACACTGCTCTTTACATATGGCTAGAAAATATTGTACTTTAAAAAAATTAAACTATAATAAAGAAGTTGGAAAGATTGTAGACAAGATTATGGGGAAAGAATTTATAGAATATAATCAACTAACAATGGATGAAGCAAAAGAACTTTGTAAAAAAAGAGAAATATCATTAAGTATTGATTGAAAAAAGAAAAATAAGGCACAATTAATTCAAGACTTGAAAAATACTCATTAATATATATAATAAGGATATTAGTTAAATATCCTTTTTTTTATGAAAAAATTTAAAAGCCTAGATATGACTTACCATACTCTAGTAAAGCAAATAGAAGATATGAAAAAAGAAACTATTGAACTTAATTCATTATATAATGAAGCTAGTTTTAAGAAGAAAGAAGCTGAAAAAGAATTAAAAGAAATTATAGAACTTATAAAAGAAGAGCAACATAATAATCGTGTTGATATTAGAAACGAAAACAAAGACTTTGTCAAACAACTTAATACTAAAGAAAAACAAGTAAATAAATTAAAAGTTAAATTAGACATAAAAGAACAAGAAATCCATTTAAAAAACAAAAAACTAGACAATCTTACTATGAGATTACAAAAATTTGAAAAGATACTCGACAGTAAAGATAGGAAATTAATAAGCAAAGATAAGAATTTAAAAAAAGAGGAAGATAAAATAGAAAAAAAGCAAGATATTATAAATATTAAAAAAAGTGAGTTTGATAATCGGTATAAAAAAAGAAAAGAATATAAAAA